TATCGTCGTCATAAATCTGGTGATTATCGTCCTTTGCAGGGTTTATCTCAATGACCGAAGACATTCAACAACCAAATGGAGATTTTCTAAAGAACTATCCCGATGTAACTCGTGTTGAGGTAATTGGTAAAAACCGAGAATACATCCGTTATGGATGTTCTAATGTTCAGGTATCTCTTCAAGATGATGGAAGAACTTTGAAGGTATTTGCGAATTATGAATGATGAACAAATTATGATGCTCCGTCGTCTCATCCAAGATGAGATTGAATGTGCCCAGATTGATGGATTTGAGCACGGACAATGGGGATGGGCAGAGAAACAACTTGATGAAGGATGGAAAGAGTTTCAGGAGAGTTTCAATGACTGAAGATGACAAGTATGCCTTCAAAGAATTTCGTAATGGTGTAGCAGTTACTCTTGGTGTTGTAGGTATTGCTATACTAATCATTGGAGCATTATCAATGAACAACACACCAATCGATGAATCATCATTTGAGGTGGTTGACAAATACAGAGAGTGTGATATAGTAAGATATGCTCCCAATCAAGCAGCAACGTACAAGTATTTTATGTATTGTGAGAAGAACAAATGAGTATCCCTGACTTCCAAACTGAAGAGCACCAACAAGAGTTTGAGGCACTATTTGAGCAGAAAGCAACTACCTACATCAAAATGATGGACAAGGTGAAGAACTTGATGTATGGTTCATCCACCACATATAATAATCTCCCTGGTGCATGTCTTGAGGTAGTCCAATCTGTCGCATCTACATTGTTGTATGATGCTGAGTATGCATTCAAAGATGCTCACCCAGAGTATAAGAATGGTGATGATGAACTCTTCATTCCGTATCGTTCATTCAAAGAGAATGTAACAGAAGCACTCAAAGAAGCATTGGAGAGTCAGGAAGAATGTCCTCCTTGTGATGAATTAGCCTGTACTGACCATTTGAGCAATGATTAAAGTAACACAAGACAATGACAACACGTTCACAATCGAGTGGGATGAAAATGACCCAACGGAAAAAGTCTTCAACGACTACACAGAGGAAGACTTCATCAATCTCATCCAAAACTACCTCAACACTCTCCAAGAATCTACAAACATTAACATCAACCAAGTCACAGAAGCAGTCAACCAAATCAACGACCACATCGAAGAAGAAGTCATCGCAACCTGCGAAGAAACCTTCGGTGAAGAGTGCTACGAAAAAGACAACACGCTCCACGAGTTCATCGACCAAACAGCAGAAGAACTCTTCGAAGACATCAGTAACGCGGAAAAGTTCACAGACTGGTACTCGGTCAAAGAAAAAGCAATCCGAGAGTATCAAAGTGATCAACTCAAGGAAGATCGAACTCTTCCCCCACCTGACAACTTTCCCCTATTTCCTTGATGATCTAACTGAAAAGAAAAAATGTTGGTTTACATGCTATGACCATGCCCGAAAATACATCGAACGATACAACCCACAATACAAGTTATACTGTTACACTGGAGGGTGATGATGAAAATTGTTTCCTTCCTCTACCTGATGAAGTGTTAGATGAACTTAACTGGCAAGATGGTGACATGTTGGAATGGATTATAAATGATGATAACACCATTACGATCAGGAAAGAACAATGAACCAACGTCAATGGCAAGAAGTAGAAGCAATTGTCCGTAGAGAACAAGAACGTGCTCTACAACAATACAACACAAAACAATACAATGAACTCTCTATTATCCTTGATCATCTATACAAATTAGCACATGCTTAGCACACTCTTTGTTCTCTCATTCACTATTCTTCTAGTAGCAACACTAGAATACACTTGGCCAGTAAAAGACGCTATCAAACGATTCAAATGACTGTACCATACTATGTTGAAGAACCAATCACATGGAAACAAATACAAGTCCCATATGATATTGTACAATACTGTGATACATTCAATCCAACAGTAGATAGAGAAGATCTACAATATGTTGACTGTGTGTGGATGCATATGGGATACTATGGTGTACCCACTAACATCATGAAAGCAGTAAGAGAAGAGTGGAACCCTAACGTTATACCCGTATTCGAATGATAAAAGCATATCTACAACGAGTAAAAGAAAGAGCAGGTCCTATCCTACTCATGGGCAACATAATGATCATGTTCTTCAATCTACTCTACATCGGTCACAAACTAGATAACCTAGCAAATAAACAAATATTTGTATGTGAACTAACATCATACACTACATCAGTCTGTTTAGAACAATGACATATTCAGTACAAACATGGGATGAAGAATATCATATGGTAAGATACCACACAGTAGTAGATGCAATAGACTATGAAGATGCAGCACAAGTAGTAAAAGATCTCAACCCAGGACAAAATGTAATAGGTGTGACAAAGCATCGTGCTAATGAGAATCAATAAGGTTTTCAAGGTGCTCCGCGCTAGTGATAGCAATCGTTCTCAATAAGATAGTCTAGTTGAGAATCAATAATAAGAAATGGTTTAGAAAATAGGGTAAAGGCGCGGTGGAGATGTTGGCTTAGCACGCTACCACTCGAAAGTCAACAAAGCATGTGACAGTCCTTGTAGTGGCACACAGACCCCTCTCAGGGCATCCAAGACCCTGTATAATACTTGGAGAAACACAGAAATCTCACTTTTTGAGTTTTTTGTGTTTTTCAGAAATCTTAAAAAGTCATTTTTTTGATTTTTTGAGTTTTTTCGAAAACTTAAACTTTAAACTCTCTAATGTTTTACGAATTTCCGAAAAGTAGCGCCATTTTTAGTGTAAAAACTGAGAATAATCGTGTATTTGTGACTTATAACAACAAATCTGATAAAGAATATCAGTTTGACTGTCAAAATGTACAAGAATTTGAGTTAGAATTGACTAATACTCTGAAAGATGCTAAATCTATTGGTAAACTAGTTCATTCTTATATCAAAGAGGGTAAACTAGTTCCTGTCACTAAATAATCACACAGTTTGAGTTAGAAATCAACAACAAATCATGGGCAAGCGTTACAATCAATCGTCCGACAGTAAGTATCAACAATTCGATGAAGATTTCGAAGATTATGGATACGAAGTGAAGAATATTCGAAGGCAGACTAAAAAGAAAGTTACCAAATTCAAGAGGGAAGTGGACGAATACTATGACACTTATTGAACTGTCCACCTAATCCCCCAAATGTCCCGTTATCGTGTATTGTATACATGTTGACGGGATTTTTCATTGATGACTATCACTGAGCGCAACCAAAAGTTATTCGAACTGCGTGAACAGTTGAATAAGAAACGTGCAGAAGTTGCATGGATTGAACAACAAATCTGGTTGACTCGTGATGAGTTTGATCGGCAACGTTTCAACGACACTCCTCTCTTCGAAGAAATGTTTGGCGGTTGATCAACACTAACTCATTCACCACTAACTAACAACAACTCATGCAATTCCTCATCACTGATATCAAGTTCGATTGCTTCCTAGAAGATGATGACGAGTGGACACTCAAAGATCAACTTGAGACTGAAGAAATGCTGCCTCGTGCATACATTGGCACTGTGTGGGAAGCAGATGATGAACAGGATCTAATTGAAGAAATCTCATGTGCATCAGGTTGGTTGATTAATGAAATTGATTATAAGATTGTGTTGGATGATTTGAATGATCAACCTGAGAAAGATTATGGTCTAGAAGTAGACTACACCACTCAGGACTAGGACAGTTGGGCAGGTGTCCACCATTGCCCCCAGATCGCCAAACCCCGTGCTTATAATGGTTGCATACCAAACGAAACGACTCATGACCTACACCGTGACCTGCCCCGCTCTCAGCGAGACTGAGACCGTGACCGACCTCGATCGTGCTATGGATATCTGCTTTGCCATGCATGACGAGTCCGACTCCTACGCCTACATCCGCGATCAGTTCGGGGACATTGTGGGAGAGTATGGCGACGTTATGGAGGCAGTGGCAGACCAGTTGATCTAGTGTCACACAGGGGGTTGCAATTGCCCCCCATCTCGTCCATACTACACACATCAAACGAATTCGCCTCATGCGTAAGATCGAACGACTCATGAACGCTGCTATCAGCGAGTCCAAAGATTGGAAGAATGCTAACACTGAGGTTGTCAATGTTGACGGCGTTAGCAAAGTCTATCTCCACGACAATCTCATCGCTGAGGTTGGTGACAACTTCATCAAATTGTACGATGGTGGTTGGCAATCTAACACCACCAAGTCTCGCATCAATGCTATCATGACCGAGCATGGTATTGCAGGCGAAGGTGTATTCCAGAAGAACTATCAGTGGTTCATTCGCCTCTACAATGGCACTGAATTCTTCGTCACTGAGTTTCGCTCTGGTATGCGATTGGGTGCGCTTGCTGCTAAAGATTTGCTCGTCTGAGCATAACTTAGTCCACACATTCATCACCATTTGATTATGCCTTCTGAAGCAGATCGTCGCCAACTCGTTGAGAACTATGTCTGGCATATTATCGAGGGGATGGATACAGATTCCCTCGTGCATATGGTCGCTGATTTGTTAGATCGAGAGTATGACAAGTTGACCTGGGATGAGTTAACTGACGAGATCGTAGAACTCTACGATGAGGATACTTTGATTGACCTAATTCCAGACGCTAAGTGAAGAGAATTCAGTCATCCCCCCATCCTATCACGCCATGGCAGCGCAGACCTTCCCTCATCATGAGAACTGGTCTACAGGTAGTCCAATCCCCAAACTGGTCTACCAACTCGTCAGACGTGCCCTAGGCGTGCTTATAATGACTGCAGTTCAAACGAAACGCAATGTGGGATGAGATTCAAGACATGGCAGGCGAGATCTTCGATGTGCCCGATGAGACCCGTGATGAGATGGTAGCGGCATGGGAGCATGACGCCATCCTAGACCAAATCGCTGATCTGGTGTTCGATCGCTAAGGTGTCCACCATTTCCCCCAAAGCACCCCAAGACCTGCCATACTAAGAGCATGATCAATCAAGAGCAAATGCAGTCCATCCTCGCTGACTACACCCGTCAGCACAACGCCATGATGGCACGATCCGCCGCCAACCGTAAGGCGTTTGCCGAGGGTCGCCCCTTCCCCTTCCCTGCCCCTGAGTGCCAATCCACAACCTGGCACATCAGCGACCGCCACTGAGCGGCAGACCGACTAGGATACACACAACAAACAAACACACACAACACCATGATCAGCAACTACAACGGTTGGGCAAACTTCGAGACTTGGAACGCTGCCCTGTGGATCGGAAACGATGAGTTCCTGTACAACACCGCCAAGGCATGTGTAGAGTTCTGCGCCCCATGGGAGACCCCTTGGGATAAGTTCGTGCGCTGCATGATGGAGGGGCAGATTGGTCGTTTCATCGGTCAAACTGGCGATGGGGTTGAGTGGAATAACGTGAACATTGATGCCGATGAGATGAATGAAATGATGGCAGATCTTTGACCCATTCTTTACATCAACACCATGACTGACAAACAACTCAAACGCCTTGCACTTGCCCACGGTTGGATTAAAGAACGCAATGGCAGTAAGCATGAGAAATGGGTGCATAAATCAGGCAATGTGATGACTATCCCCTACAGACCGAAAGAACACACAGCACGACACATTGCCAAGCGATTAGTTACACTTAGCGCCTGACAGTAAGGTATACTCAGGGGGCAGTGATTTGCCCCCCTTTGTTGTTACTTAGGGTCGCCAAGCGAAAAGTTCGGGTCCTTCCTAACCTACAAAAGTATCCAGACGACCGATAAATAATTTTGAAAATGGTTTTTTAAAAACCTTGAAAAAGAAAAAATTTTCCCAGCAAAAAAAATCATGAAAAACCCTTTTGAGAATTTCGAAGCAATTCTGAATAACTTTGATGGATTTTGTGATGAGTTCGAAAGTCGCGCCGCTGAGGCATTTATGAGAGGAGACAGTAATAATGGAAACATCGTTAGAGCAGCTACAGAAAAACTTGGAGGAGAAACTCCTAGTGCTGTTGCAGAGGTTAGAGAGTCTGGAGTTGAGGGTATCTCAGTTGGAGAGACCGACGATTGCGTATAGACGCCCGAAGGGGAAAGATTACGAAACATTGTCAGACACTCTGGATTACCTTCACAATAATGTAGAAGAATTACGCAATGCCAGTACCAGTACTTAATTTATTTGCAAATACGGTAGGAGGGATTGGATTTATTCCACCAGCAGATGGATCTGCTGTTGCAAAATTATTACAAGAAAACCCAGACGTACCAAATTATTATGGGAGATTTTATCCGAAAAACACTGCGGATGAGTTAGATATCTATTCACCTTCGCTAACTACGGATACACCTCCCTGGATGCAATGGGAGGAGATGGGAGGTACTGATATCTGGATGATAGGAGGTGGTACATTTGGTGGAAGGGAGAAGATCATTGATATGCAAGTAGAGGTAACTCATATCAATGTATGGGATAGGGGATCATTTTTTGTAGATGATCAGAGTGTGCAAGCAATCTTAGGACCTGTTCCAGATGATGCATTTCATACTGAGAGGAGGAACTTATATTATAAGAAGTATAGTAGTTCATATTATAATGAATTATATGAAGGCAGTACTCCAGTTGGGTTATATGACGATCCCAAAGAAGCCGATACAATGGATCCTGGAATTGTTATTGAGAACAATTCAAGTCAATACTTACCAGATCTTTTAGCAAATCCATTTGTTCTCAATGGTATGTTAGGATTATGTCAAGTCAGTGGAAAGATAACAGACTTTTCATTTTATGATCATGAGATGATTATAATCAATGGAACGAAGTTTGGTCAAATACAATATGATACAGTAGCAAGGAATTATTACTTTGCGAATGCAACAACACCAGAAGAAGAGATTGATCTATTACAGAATGGATATGATGCAGATCGGTATGCTGAGATTTTTAGAGTCAGAAGTGATGGTGTATGGGTAAAGAAAGGTTTAGATATTGTACCAGATCAAGGTCAACCTGCATTGGAGACAAGTGATGGTAGACCAGATGCTGTGTATGGATGGAAGTTATTAGAACGTAATGGTAAACTCTATAAACCAGATGCATATTCATTTAAGGATTATTTGAAGATATCAGAAGGTGGAGATTCCTTTTGTCCTATATGGGATGAATTGACTAGTACTTCACCAGCATTAGATGCAGAGGGTCAACCATATACAGAATATGAAGCAGGTTTGATATATGATACAAGAGTATCAGAGTTAGATACAATTGTTATAACATTCAAAGTAGCATGTCAGACAATTATTATACCTGATGATGAATTAGAGTATGGATTTGAAGAAGAGGAAGAACTTGAGAATCTTCTTGGTTTGGGACTAGAACAATATAGTTCAGAATTACTTTCAAATATTTGGTATTTCTATATGCCAGTAAGATATAATCCAATATACTTGGGAGATATATTAAATACTTACATCAATAAATCAGCATCTGTTCAAGAAAATGGCTAAACCCGTCGCTTTACACGTACCAGCACCTTACCCAACCCACTTCCCATTCTTACCACCATTTTACAATACACCTGGAGTAGGTCATTCCGCTACCGTGTATATGAATGGTCTTCCTGTGCATCGAGTGGGAGACACATCTGATATTCATTGTATACCAGGAACAGTACCACCTGTATGTGATGTTGATATTGTTATTGAAGGTGCATATCCTACTGTGATTTGCGAGGGTAGATTGCTAGCACCTGTGGGAGCAAAGACAACTGGAGCATTTATCGCAGGTCCAGCAACAACCACGGTGATTGTCAAAGACTAGTTTTTGTGGTATACTAATAGAGTCTTTTTCTAAAACATATGGCACGAAGCAAAGTTGGACTGAGTGGTAAGAAAATTATTGAATCTACTCCTAAGTGTACTCGTCAGGGTAGTTCTAAGAATACCAAGTATTCTGCTACATCACGTAACAAGGCAAAGAAACCTTATCGCGGTCAAGGAAGATAATGAAAGATTTACTGTTCATCTCACAGGATAAAGAGATGGCACTCATTCAGGAGATGTCATACAAGATTCAAATGTCAGATTGGGATATTCATCCCAGCAAGACATGCTTTTTGTGTGTTTCTCCTGATTACTCTAGTATTGTCACACAACATCTCTCGCATTCATTATCAATGGATCGGGAGATTTTTCATATAGAGGCAGTCAATGTGCCATTTCCTGATGAAGACCCTTCCGAGTACATGATTAACTTTGAGTTGAATTTTGCGGAATGGGTGTTGGATTGGGATAACTTTGTACTTTGTGAGGCAGGTGTTATTAGAGGTGGGAACTATACTTGGATTACTCAGAGTATGGAAAAGTTCTCCGAGAAGAATTACTACACATTATCTCTCTGTGAGAATATTGGTAGTAAATATAAGAGTGACTTAGTTTCTCTTTATTATGATGATACCACTGAGGATTTGCATTTTTGGTGGGAAAGACCAAACAATCACTGGAGTTAGACATGGGATTATTTCCTGTAGACAAAAGCGAAGAATTCATTGAAGAAGGAATGACACTGATTACGGAAACGGACAGTGATCGCCTTCTAGATGCCGCTGCAAAGCAGCGTAGGGCAAAGAAACGGGACGAACTATACCCTATGCCCGAAGACCGTCTAGAACGCCCTTGTGGAGGAGCGGGCGGATTTGACGATTTTGTAGAGCGTTGGCACGAGTGAATAAATAGAAACAGCCTATTGCTGTGTCTAAATGCCTACCTTTCAGACATTCAAGGATTTGAGTGTTACATTCAAGAAACATCCAGTTACGGATGACTTGGTAACAGTTAAGGATAAGGCAGCGATTTCACAAGCGATCTCTGCCTTACTTCTTACTAACAAAGGAGAAAGACCATTCCAACCAGACTTGGGATCTAATATCAAACGAGTTTTATTTGAACCATTAGATTTTGGTTCTGCTGGTATTGTTAGAGGAGAAATCCTTGCAACACTAAAAACATATGAACCAAGAATTGCAGTTCAAACTATTGGTGTAGTTCCAGACTACATGAATAATGGATATAATGTTGAGTTGGAATATAAGATTATTGGTCGTGATGATCAGACAATAGCAGTAGAATTCGTTCTAGAGCGTACACGATAATGCCTTACACTCAGGTTGCCAATTTAGACTTTGCTGATATCAAAGCAGTTCTCAAAGAATACATGAGAGCACAGTCAGATTTTACTGACTATGACTTTGAGGGTAGTGCATTAGCGACTCTAATCGACACACTCGCCTACAACACCTATTACACGGCGTTTAACACCAATATGGTAGTCAATGAACTATTCATTGATTCTGCCACCCTCAGGGACAACGTGGTTGCCTTAGCGAAGCAATTAGGGTATAGACCCAAGTCGATCACGTCTCCAACCGCATATGTGTCATTTACAGTTGAATATGGCAACTCAACAACTGATACTGAACTTTCACTGAAGAAAGGAACAGGATTCATTGCTTCATATGATAATTCAATATATCAATATGTTGTAACTGAAAATGTAAAAGCACAGGTATCAAATAATCGAGCAATATTTGAAAATGTTCCTGTAAAAGAGGGAACATTTCTAACAAATACATTTACTGTAAATAGTTCGTTACAGTCTCAAAGATTTATTTTAGATAATAGAAATATCGATACTAACACCATTAGAATAGAAGTATTTCCTACTGGTGGTAGTTTTAGCGAACCTTATTTGGTTTCCGATAATATTCTTGATGCTAATCCAGAGTCAAAAATATTTTTCTTAGATGAAATCGAAGATGAAAGATATGAAATTGTTTTTGGTGATGGTGTTTTAGGAAAAAAATTAGAAAATGGATCAAGAATTGAAGTTTCTTATATCACAACAAATGGACCAGAGTCAAATGGAGTGAAAGCATTTGTTTTCTCTGGTGTCCTTGAAAATCCAGAAGGAGTATCGCCAAGCAACTACACAGTTACTATAAACTCAACGGTTGCTTCTTCTGGTGGTGAAGAGGTAGAATCTCTCAAGAAGATTAAGTTCAATGCACCAAAATCTTACGGAGCACAAGATAGGGCAGTAACAGCAGATGACTATGGTGCTATCATTCGTAAAATATATCCAGCAGTAAGTGATATCATCATTTTTGGCGGTGAAGATCAAGATCCACCAGAATATGGAAAAGTTTTTATTGTACTAAAACCAACTGATGCTTCTTATCTAACTTCTTTTACCAAACAAGAAATTTTAGATGAATTACAAAAATATGTTGTAGCGTCTGTCGAACCAGTAATTATCGATCCATCTATAATTTATGTTGAGATGTCGAGTAAGATTTACTACGACAGAAACAAAACAGATAAAACCCCATCTCAAATTAGAGATATGGTAATAGGATCAGTGCAGTCATATTTGGACAATTCAAACACTGAGAAGTTTAATGGCAAGTTCAGATACAGTAAATTTATTGGTGTAATTGATGACTCTGATGTTTCTATCAATTCAAACCTAACTGATATCACAATGAGGAAAGATTTTTATCCTCAGTTGAATTCTACTTTCTATTATGAAATTTGTTATCAGAATGCATTTGACAAAGATTGTGAAGGACCAACCCTTTCTACAACTGGGTTTAGGGTTACTGAGTATCCCAACTTTGATGTCTATCTAGAAGATAGGGATGGCAAAATTGTCCTATATAGACTAGATAGCGTAACTGGCGAGAAAGTTGTTCTTGACAGCGAAGTTGGTGATATTGATTATGAAAAAGGCGAACTGAGAATGTACGCTTTGACTATTATTAAAGGTAGTTTCTTTGATAATAGAATTTCTGTTAGAGTAAAACCATTGTCTAATGATGTCAAGGCACTCCGTGAGGTATATCTTGATGTTGATGTTGCTAATTCATCGTTCACTGCATATAAAGAGTAAGTAAATGCCTGCTAAGACAAAGAGAATTTCAACTCTGATTGAGTCTCAACTTCCTTCATTTATTTCTGAAGAGTACGAACTTTTTTCTAAGTTTGTAGAGAAGTATTATGAATCGCAGGAAGTTCAAGGCGGTCCTCTAGATATTGCTAATAATCTTTCTACTTACTTAGACATTGATTTTTATGAGAAGAGCATTCTCAAGCAAAATGATGTTTTGGTTGGAAACATAAGTGAAACTGATACTTTTATTACATTAGAAGATGCATCATCATTTCCAGAAAAAAATGGATATGTAAGAATCAATGATGAAATTATATTTTATTCATCTAAAGTAGGGAATGAGTTACAAGATTGCTTTAGAGGTGTTAGTGGAAATACTAAACTAGGAGATCTGTATTCCTCTAGTAATTTTCAAAGTACTGATGCAAGTGCTCATTACTCTGGAGCAACTGTTTATAATGTAAGCAATTTATTTCTTTATGCATTTGTAAAAAACTTTGAATCTCAATACTTGGGATCATTCCCAGAAAAGTATCTTAAAGGAGAAGTAGATAAGAGAACTCTTATCAAGAACATTCAGAAGTTTTACAAAGCAAAAGGAACCACAAGTTCTATTAAGTTTATATTCAATACTATTGTTTCTAGAGAACCCAATGATTCTCCAGAAGTATATAATCCTAAAGATTTTACGTATAAGGTTTCTAAGTCTGACTGGATTAGTGCATATGCTATCAAGGTAAAAGTTTTAAGTGGAGATCCAAAATCTTTAGTAGGTCAAAGAATTATCCAACCAGAGACTGAAGAATATGGATTTATTTCTGCAGTTGTAGATAATGTAAAAGAATCTGGTAATTATGATGGCGAACAAATTTGGGATATTATTTTAGCACCAGAGACTGTAACTGGAGAATTTTCCGTTTCAACAAAAACAACACTAACAAAAGATCTAAACCAAAATGATGGTATTGGAAAACGTGTAAATGTATTCTCTACTGTTGGATGGGAAACTACAGGAAGTATCTTAGTTGGATCTGAAGTCATTACATTTGAAGAAAAAAATGTAACTCAATTTACAATTAAGAAAAGAGGAGATATTACGTATAATCACTCAGAAGGAGATTCTGTATACAAACCAGTTATCTTATCTTCGGGTAATGTTGAATTACTTTCTCTTGGTATTGTATATAATTTTGATATTACTGATGGTCAACCATATTCATTTGAAGGAGATCAGATACAAGTATCCAATCCTGGATTTGAAACATCAGATCCCAAAATTGTAAACTCTGGTACAAATGTTTCTAGATGGGTTCTTTACAACAATCAAAGTGTAAGTATTCCGACAAATACAACTTTACAACAATCAGTTGATGATTTGTCTACTGATGTTTCTGCTATTTTTGCAGATGATCAATATTATTATATCACATCTTCAGGATTTCCATCACATGATATCTTGACTGGTTCTGATGTATCTGAAACCCTTTTAGATCAAAATATTCTTCGCATTATTAGAAAGAATGCAATCAGAACTACAGAGAAGTATAAAACTCCAAAAGTTGATACTGGCATACTTTTAAATGGTGTAAGAACGTATAGTTATAAAGATACCGAAAGTATTCGTTATGGTATCTTAGAATCGATTGATGTTGATGTTAGAGGTAGTGGTTATATAAAACCACCATTTGTTTTACTTGATGGAGTTCCAAATAAAGCAAGAGCGATACTTTCTGGATCTGTAGTAGAAAGTTATGTTGTAGACACCACAGAAGTTTTTCGTAGAAATCCTTTAGTAGAAGTAACTTCTGGTAGAGGAGCAGTTATTCGTGCAATTGTTACTGGAGATGAAATTACTAGTTTGGTAATTGATAATCCTGGAGAATACTATTCTTCTCCACCATTAGTTGTTATCAGTGACTCAAATGGTAGAGGTAAATTTGCAGACTATACTGCTATTGTTAATACCAATGGACAGATAACAGGATTTACTCAAAATGCAACTGGAAAGTTTTACAATCAACAAACGGTAAGAGTTGATATTATTCCTGTTGGTTCAGGTGCTACTGCAAAACCAGTTCTAACAGAATGGAATTATAATAGATACGAAAAACTAAAGAATGATCTAGACACTGAAAATGGATATCTTTTCCAGAATTATACTTCTTCTTTAGAATATGGATATGGATATGTTGCAAATCCAAAATCACTAAGAATATCTAAAAATGATAATTTGAACCTTGGCGACACTGAACCAGCAACAAAAACCCACTCTCCAATCCTAGGATTTGCTTATGATGGGAATCCTATCTATGGTCCATTTGGATATGAAAATCCTTTGGATGATATTAATGT